AATGGTGCTATTACTGCATTGGCTGCTGCCGCAACTGCTGATGTTGATGCAGAAGAAGCTCGTGCAACTGCTGCCGAAGGCGTATTGACTGCTGCCGTTGCTGCCGAAGCTACTACAGCTCGTGCCGCTGAAGGCGTATTGACTGCTGCCGTTGCTGCTGAAGCTACTACAGCTCGTGCCGCTGAAGGCGTATTGCAAGACAATATTGACGCAGAAGAAACTCGTGCTACTGCTGCCGAAGCTGGTTTAGCAACTGATCTAGATACAGAAGAAACTGCTCGTATTGCTGGTGATGCAACAAATGCTGCTGCTGTTGTTGCTGAAACAACTCGCGCTACTGCTGCCGAAGGCGCATTGACAACTGCATTGGCTGCTGAAGCTACTACAGCTCGTGCTGCCGAAGTTGCAAATGCTGCTGCTATCGTTGCTGAAGAAACTCGTGCAACTGCTGCCGAAGTTGCAAATGCAACTGCAATTTCTACTGAAGCTACTCGTGCAACTGCCGCTGAAGCTACATTAACTGCTTCTGTTGCTGCCGAAGTTACTCGTGCTACTGCTGCCGAAGTTGCAAACGCTGCCGCTATCACTGCTGAAGCTTCAACTCGTGCTGCTTCTGACACTGCTGGTGCAAATGCATTGGCAACTGAAACTGCTCGTGCAACTGCCGCTGAACAAGCTAACGCTGCTGCTATCGTTGCTGAAGAAACAGCCCGCATTGCTGCCGTAAGTACAGAAGCTTCTGCTCGTGCCACTGCTGACACTGCATTAGGTGCTCGTATTGATGATGTCTTAAGCAACATTGATCCAGTAGCTCTTGATTCCTTAACAGAAATCATTACTGCTTACAATGCTGCCGACTCTAGCTTGACTCAAGCTATCAGTGACTTGGCCAGTGCAAGTGCAACCGCAACTGCAAACGAAGCCGCTACACGTTTAGCTGCCGACAATGCGTTGTCTACTGCATTGGCTGCTGAAGTAAGTCGTGCTAGTACAGCTGAATCTGCAAACGCAACTAACATTGCTAACGAAGTTAGCGATCGAACAAGTGCCGATACAACATTGCAAGCCAATATTGATGCTGAAGCTGCCACTGCTCGTGCCGCTGAAGGCGTATTGACTGCTGCTGTTGCTGCTGAAGCTACTCGTGCTACTGCTGCCGAAGTTGCAAATGCCGCTGCTATTGCTGCTGAAACTGCTCGCTCTACAACTGCTGAACAAGCAAATGCTGCTGCCGACGTAATTGAAGCTGCTGCTCGTGTTTCTGGTGACTTGGCTGTTCAAGCCAACGTTGATGCAGAAGCTACTACTGCTCGCGCTGCTGAATCTGCATTAGGTACTCGTATCACTGATTTGAACACTGATAACATTGCTGAATTAAGCGGCGCTATCCACTTGTTCTTTACAGAAGGCCGTGCAAAAGCTTCTATCAGTAGTGGTGCCAACATCCAGTACAATAGTTCAACTGGTGTTATCAGCTCATTGGCTGCGGTTCAAAGCGTTAACGGCTTAGATGGTATTGTTACATTGACCACAGATACTGTGTCTGATGCAACTGCAACCAACAAGTACTTTACAAATGCTCAAGCTCGTGGTGCTGTTTCCTTAGTAAGTGGTAACAACGACATTCTAAGCTACAGTGCAGGTACTGGTGTGTTTACATTTGCTGTTCCAACAACAGATGCTATCACTGAAGGTGCTGTCAATCAATACTACACTGCCGCCCGTGCAGATGGACGTATTGCTGCTGCTAGCGTGTTTGATTTAGCTGACGTTAATTCAGGCGCAATGGACGATGGTTACACATTGGTATGGAGTGCTGGATTACAGAAGTTTGTTCCACAGAACATTACAACTCTAGTAGTAACAAAGAACTTTACTGGTGACGGCGCAAGCGCAAGCTTCGACACACTAGTTGAAGTATCAAGCATTGAAAACACACAAGTTTTCGTTAACGGTTTGGTACAAGCCCCTACTTACTCTTACACATTGAGTACAGTGGATGGTTCAACAAGTATCGTATTTGATTCTGCTCCAGAAGCAAATGACTTCATTATGGTTCGTTTGACACCAACAGTTACTTTAAGTGCTGGTGGTATCTTGAATCAGAACAGTGATATTGATGGTGGTTCATATTAATCTTAAAGCAATTTAAGACGTAGTATAGAAAGGGTGCAGAAATGCACCCTTTCCTTATTTGCAGATTACATAAATAATACAGCATGTTTACGTGTATACTTTAGGTCAAAAATGCCAATTTTTCGTGGAAAAGAGTTTGTAAGCTCAACAACTGATAGCAAGGATAGTGTTCGAGTAGCCACACGGACTCACGTTCCTTTATTAGCGTCACTGTCAATTGTTGATGACATTACACTTGTTCATAAAGATCGAGTACTACTAACAGGGCAAACCAACCCAGCCTATAATGGCATTTATGCATGGAATTCATCAACTGGCAAGTTAATTAGAGCCGCCGACGCTGATTCGTTATATGAAGTGTCTGGTGGCATGCGAGTATATGTAGAAGAAGGCACAACAAATGCCCAAACATATTGGACTTTGACAACTCCTGGAGCAATAACTTTAGGAACAACTGGGCTAACATTTGCTCGAGAAAACCGTGTTGGTAATTTTGATCAGACTGGTACACATGGTGGGCCAAGCCAGACCAATGTGGTAACGCTAGATGAGTCTGGTCAAATCACATCTATAACCGCAGTAGACATTGCCGTAGATGGCGGCGAATTTTAACCATATACATTCAGTACTAGACGGTTCAGCTAAATACTTCTGGAAGGCAGGAACCGATCACCCTGCTAAACATCCAATAGGGAGTATATACTCAAAATGGCTAATCAAATCATTTTAAAGCGTAGTTCTACAACAGGCAAAGTACCAACAACAGCCCAACTAGCTCTAGGCGAAATTGCTATCAACACACATGATGGCAAAATTTTTATCAAGAAAGACAACGGCGTACCAACTGTTGTTGAAATCGGTGGCGTAACTTCGGTTAACACACAAACAGGTGATGTTGTTTTATCAACATCAAACGTTGCTGAAGGCTCTAACCAGTACTTCACAACAGCCCGTGCTCGTAGCGCATTAAGCGCAGGCGTAGGCATCAGCTATAACAGCGGTACAGGTGTTATTGCTACAGCGCAAAACTTGTCAACAAGTGGCACACCAACTTTTGCTGGTGGAACAGTTGCAGGTACTTTAAACGTACAAAGCATTATTCCAAGTTTAAGCAACACATATGACTTAGGTTCTCCAGCGAATCCATTCCGTCACATGTATGTTGGTCCAGGTTCTTTGTATATTAATGGTAAGCAAGTTTTAACTGAAACAAGCGGTACAATGACATTCACAGCTGACTTAGATCAGAACATGCGTGTCACAACAACTGGTACTGGTTTACTTCAGTTCGGTTCAAGCACAACAGGTGTAAACATTGACGGTACATTACAACTTGCAGCCGGCAAGCGTATTATTTCTAGCGATGGTGTTAAAGTTCAATTTGGTGACGACATTGAATTAAACAACAACAAAGTTATTGGCGTTGGCGCACCAACTGCACTAACAGATGCTGCCACTAAAGGTTATGTTGATACAACTATTGCTGCAATTAGCACAAGCAGTATCGCTCAAGGCAACAGTAATGTTAGCGTTGTTGATACAGGTACTGGTACAGTAACAGTTACAGTTGACGGCAGTACAGCATTGACAGTTACATCAACTGGTGTTGTTGTTGCTGGTAACATGACAATTAACGGTACAACTACAAGCGTTAACAGTAATACAATCAGCTTGGCTGACAACATTGTTACATTGAATAGTGATGCTACTGGCGTTCCAACTCAAAACGCAGGTCTTGAAGTTGAACGTGGTGACGAAGCAAACGTACAGTTGCGTTGGAACGAAGGTTCACAAAAGTGGACATTTACCAATGATGGCGCAGTTTACACTCAAATTGCAACAAGCACAGACACATTAGCAGAAGGTACAACAAACTTGTTCCATACAGCTGGTCGTGCTCGTGCCGCAATCAGTGCAAGTGGCGCAAGTGGCGTAAGCTACAATAGTGCAAGTGGCCTAATCAGCTTGGGTTCAATCCCTAATAGCTCATTGACTAACAGCACTGTTACAGTTAACGGAGCAGTTGCTACATTAGGTGGTTCAATTACTTTAGGTGTTGCTGATATTTCTGGTGCAGCTACAACTACTTCAGTAACAGCCGCAATTGCAACAGCCGCAACTGATGCAACTACAAAAGCCAATGCAGCTCAAACAGCCGCAACAAGCGCAGCCGCAACTGATGCAACTACAAAAGCCAATGCAGCTCAGGTAGCAGCCGCAGCAACAGCCGCAACTGATGCAACTACAAAAGCCAATGCAGCCCAAGCAGCCGCTATTGCAGCAGCCGCAACTGATGCAACTGCCAAAGTAGCAGCCGAAGCTACAGCACGTGATGCGGCTATTGCCACAGCAGTTGCTGGAAAAGACAATACAGACGAATTAGCCGAAGGTACAACAAACTTGTTCTTTACTAATGCTCGTGCAGTATCTGCTAATACAAGTGCTATTGCAACAGCTAAGAGTGAAGCAATTGCTTCTGCAACTACAACAGCCGCAACTGATGCAACTTCTAAAGTAGCTACAGCTAAAGCCGAAGCTATCAGCGCAGCCGCAACTGATGCAACTTCTAAAGTAGCTACAGCTAAAGCCGAAGCTATCAGCGCAGCCGCAACTGATGCAACTACAAAGGCTAATTCAGCTCAAGCAGCCGCAACAAGCGCAGCCGCAACTGATGCAACTACAAAAGTAGCCGCTGAATCTACAGCACGTGGTACAGCTATTGCAACTGCTAAATCAGAAGCAATTAGTGCAGCCGCAACTGATGCAACTACAAAAGCTAATGCAGCCCAATCAAATGCCGCAAGCGATGCAACTACAAAAGTAGCCGCAGAAGCAAGTGCTCGTGCAACAGCAGATACAGCCGCAATTGCAACAGCAGCCGCTGACGCAACTGCAAAAGTATTAGTTGAAACAAATGCTCGTGCAGCAGCAGATACAGCCGCAATTGCAACAGCAGCCGCTGACGCAACTGCAAAAGTATTAGTTGAAACAAATGCTCGTGCAGCAGCAGATACAGCCGCAATTGCAACAGCAGCCGCTGACGCAACTACTAAAGCTAATGCAGCTCAAGCAGCCGCTATTGCAGCAGCCGCAAGTGACGCAACTACTAAAGCTAATGCAGCTCAGGCAGCCGCTATTAGTGCAGTAACAAACGGTGCTGGTGCAGCCTTTGACACATTGGTTGAAATCCAAAATGCAATGGCTACTGATGCTGAATTGGCTACTGCTATTTCTGGTTTAACAATTCCAGGTATTGCTGGTAACCTACCAGTAAGCAAGTTGAACGGCGGTACAGGTGCAAGCACTGGTACATTCTGGCGCGGTGATGGTACATGGAGTGTTGGTGTTGCTGGTCCTACAGGTCCTACAGGTCCTACAGGTCCACAAGGTAACAGCATTACTGGCCCAACAGGTCCAACAGGTGCGGCTGGTACTAACGGTACTAACGGCGCAACAGGTCCAACTGGTTTAACTGGCCCAACTGGTCCAACTGGTGCAACAGGTCCAACTGGTGCAACAGGTGCTGCTTCTACAGTAGCTGGTCCAACTGGTCCTACAGGCCCTACAGGTCCTACAGGTAACCCATTCGGTGGCGGCACATTCACTGGTGCAGTAACAATGAATGCAGGCTTATCAGTATCCGGTGGCATTACTGCTACTGGTGAAATTACAGCTTACTACTCTGACGTTAACTTGAAGAAAGATATTGTAGAAATTACAGATCCAATCGCTAAAGTTATGAGTTTGCGTGGTGTTACTTTCCGTCCTAACCAGACAGCGTTAGACTTAGGTATCATTGACAAAGAAGAAGTTGGTGTTATTGCTCAAGAAGTTGAAGCAGTATTGCCACAGTTGGTAACTCCAAGTGCGTTCCCTGGCTTCAAGACTGTTAAGTACGACAAGTTGACAGCGTTATTGCTCGAAGCAGTAAAAGCTCAACAATTACAAATTGATGCCTTATCAGCTCAAGTTGCTAAATTGGGTGGTTCAGCTACAACTGAACTATAATCTAGTGAAAAGAGGAGGCAAATAAAATGGCAATTCTTCCAGCAACTGGATCAGCAATCTCGTTTGGCAACGTCAAGCGTGGTTACTCTAACACAACAGGATCTAATGTATCATTACGTGCTACATTAGGCGGATACCTAGGTATCGGCGGTTCTGTTAGTTTAAGTAGCTCGTTTGGTGGTCGTACAACACCATACGCTACTTAAAACATAGCAACTAAGAAAAGGGCTTCGGCCCTTTTCTTTTGGCTAAAATTTCAGAAACTAAAATGATACATAGTTAAACATAGAAGGAGACGATAATGTCACTAACTCAAAACGAAATCCTAAACAATACAAGATCAGTATTAAAACAGGTACCATTCCGTACAACATTTGAAAGAGAAAATTTTGTATATAGCGCAGCCAATGGCCCAAGACTCTTGGTTACACTTTGTCAAGAGATGGAATTTTTAAATAGCGAATATGAAAAAGCTGTACAAGATTGGCAGAAGCAAGTAGTTCTTACAGAAATGAATATTATCAATGCTCGCATTGTAGAACTACAAGCCGAAATTGGTGCAGATGTAACAGTATCACTTGAAGAAGCAGAACCGCAATTTTGGGTCGAAGAACTTGCTCGCAAAGCGGCAGTTGAAGCACTAACACAAAGCGTTTCTGTTGAAAACATGCAACAGATGTTAAAATTACCAGCCGAGTTGTATGAGCAAACAATTAGCCGTTGCCAAACGTTCTTGAATGTAATTAACAAAACTACACGACTAGCAGAACGTAAAGCAAACTTGTCAAATGTTCCAACAGACGACGAATAATGTTTGGTAAGTCATCTCGTTCTGTGTTTGATCGGCCACCTGTTCTAAGCGAGCAGGTTGTTGTTTGCGTTCCTACAAACGGAATGGTACATGCAAAGTTTACCTACTGTTTAGTACAGGCTATAAAGTATGCCGAACAGCAAGGTATACCTGTTATATTAGAAATGGATGCAGGTACAGTTCTAAGCAATCAACGTCAAGTGCTGTTAAATTTAGCAGTTGACAAATACAGCGCCGAACATGTTATGTGGCTTGATAGCGACATGACATTTCCTGAAGATGTTATTGTTAGATTATTGGAGCACAAGAAGAAAGTTGTATGTGCAACTTATTCAAAACGAGTTCCGCCTTTTCATCCCACTGCGTTTCATTCAATTGAACCAGTGGAGCCAGTTGATACAACTGCACATGGGTTGATTCAAGTTCGTTATACTGGGTTTGGGTGTTTACTAATGAAGGCAAGCATTGCAGATGAAATGCCAAGCCCACATTTTCCATTGAAGTGGCATGCACCAAGTTCAACCTGGCACGGAGAAGACATGGGATTTTGTGACCTATTGGATCACAACAGCATTAAGATTTTTTGCGACTTGGATCTTAGTCGCGAGATTGGCCATTTAGGGCAACAAGAATTTTATGTGAATCGGGTAAGCTAACAAAAAATGCACACCACTTAGATAACTTTTTTAAGTTGATACTAGCCGACATTTGATATTCTGGGTGCTGGTGATTGTTTATCATGCCCCGCATCATAGTGCCATCAATGATGGTACTTTTTATTAGTTCAAGTTTTAATTTCTCATCAAGTAGTATGCTATACAGTATGGGATGTTGCCATAACTCTTCGTTTATAAGTCGTCTAGTTTCAAGATACCAACGTTCAGTGTATGACACTGAATCCTTATACAGTTTGTTTAGCAATGGATTGTTTAAATGACTTTGCCAACAACACTGCACATCAAGCTGTTGATGCGGCCCTGTGTATACGTCTGGTTGGTTTAAGGTATTTTTAATTACTCTTAACGCCATCCAACATGCCTTCCAACGCTTCTTTGAAGCCTTTGCTATTAAACATCTTTGCAGTATTACGGTGTAATGGCTGCGGCCACTCCCATAAGTTAACCCAGCAATATCCTGCACTTTCATGATCAATGGTGGGAATAAATTCTTCCTCACATAGTATTAGATAACTCACATGCCTAAATCTTTTATCGCGTGTGGTAAAAGTATAAACATGACTCATACCAATTGTGTTTGGCACACCAGGATAGCCTAGCTCTTCGCATAGTTCACGCTTTAAGCCTTCAAGGTCGCCTTCGTTGCCATCTAACTTGCCGCCCCATAGTCCCCAACACATGCTGTGACTTTCAGACGGGCTACGAAGTTGCATCATTGCTCTTCCAGTATTCTTGCTAACAATTAATGCGCCAACAGCTCTCATGTTCATACTTAGTTAACAATACGCCAGTAGCCTTGATCAAATATTCCTTCAATTGCCACTACCCAGTCATTGCCAGTGTAATATAATTTGACCATTGTATTTGCATTAGTAGTATAAGCAGGAGCATTGACAGCACTTGCATCAAAGCTAACGATCCACGAACTTCCGTTGTACTCAACTATGTCATTTGCGTCTGCAACCAAGTTACCCCACAAGCCAGTTTGCGGTACCGAATCAGTTAACAAGTAACGCTGACCAGCTTGTACTGCGGGAATATTGCCATTGCCGGGCGCACTACGAGTGGGGTCAACTACTCCATTGATCATTGAAATAGTATCGTTTGGCAAGGTAGAAGTATCAACAGTATAAAACAATAAGTTTTCGTTCTCAGTGTTTTCATTAACTTTTAAAATTACTTCATGCGGGTTAGTAATATCGCCTAGCTTTAGTCTGATCTCGGTGATGCCATTTTTGATGCCACTGTAATTGTCAAAGTGCTCATTCCAACGTAACAGTGCAGGCACTACTGACTCTGTATCTGTAGCGGTGTTACTGTTGGAAAGCAATTGAATAGAATTATTTGTGACGCGAATATGTCGATCCTTAAATGTTATCCACTGTCTTGAATTAACAGGATTGCTATTCACACCAATGGTAATGTCGTCAATAAACTGATAGTCTCCACTGATGTTGTTTAAGATGCTATGAATAAGAACTTGTCGTTTAACCTTGGCAGGTGGAGTTAAGAAAATAGGCAACGAGAATATTAGACTTGCAACATCAATAATATCATCTGTTCCCTGTGGAATACTACGAGCAGTCCAAGTAACGTTAATTAGTTCCACAACAGCCAAGCTGGTCCAGTCGTAGGGATTTTGACTGCTTTGCAAGTTTACACTTGGATTAAACAGTAGCAAAATTTGTTCAAGTAACTGTAGCTTCTGTTCAGTATTGCTGGTCCATACGTCTACGTTGATGGTTAAATCAAACGGGATTGGAGAATGTCGTTCCAATGTATAAGTTTCACCAACTCGATCATTGAATGTTTGTGCAACGGGATCATATGCTTTTTCGTAAATTTGTACACTATCTTCAAATGCAGGAGTCATGCGTCTTTCTGCATTGGGTACAAGTTCAGCAATATAACAACTGATAGCAGGCACACTTAGGATTGTGTTCTCACTGTTTGAACGAAGAATGTGTTGACTCATACGAGTCGTATCACCATATCGAACAGGAACTTGATGATAGTTATCGGCTCCGGTAACATCCTTGCCCATCTTTACACTGAACCCACCAAACAGTCTCATGAACTGTAGTAACCAACGTCTTATTTGTTGATCATAAAAATAGGACTGGGCCATTATAGCTCTCCTCGCTTAATAGCTTCTCGAC